CTTTATAATTTCTCTATTTAAATTAAAGAAATCTTTTACTAATGGACTATTTTTAACAAAAAATGTATAAAAGGAATATAGATTAGGTAATTCATTTGCTGTAAAACATTTTCTATAATAATCTCCTGTGATTACTTCACTCCTGTATGTATATGCCTTGTTAGCAATATATAGTTCGCTGTTCTTAATAAAGTATTCGGCCCAATGACTGTAATCCCTGAGGAATAACATGTCAGCATCTAAACAAATTGTGTGTTCCCATGGTGTGAGTTCGTCCATGTAAGATCTTCCATCCCAATGATCAGCACCGTTCCATTCAATTATTTCGTCAAATACCCACGTTGATGTAAAGTTTTCGATTCTGGTCTTATCATTTATGACCAAAGCAACCTTGTCATATCCTTCCTTCTGTGTATTTTTTATACTAAGTGCAAGAGCATATGCTAGTTTGGCATAGTCTGTATCTTGTTTATCGTTTACAATTATCAAGTATCCAAACTTCATTGTGCTAACTCCATCAGTTTATCATAATTTCTCATGATACTAAACTTGTTCATGACATGAACATCCTTATCAGCAACACTGGTTGCAACATAGTTCTCACCGTTATTCTGTGATACTAAAAATTTTAATTTTCCATCATCTGCATCAACTAGTATATCTTTATCAGCGGTTGAAAAAATTGTGGGTAACGAATATTCGTCAACTTTCTGGTAGCCATTTAAAATATGTTTGGCTATGCTAAAAGCAATATCATTTCTAAACAGCAACGGATTGAATCTATACACATCGCTATACATCTTGTATTTTGTCTTTATGTGTTCTACTAGATCAAAGAAGATTTTGGTATTTTCATTCTTGGTAAACATGACTGTGGTTGCCCATAGCATTTCTATTCCGGTTTCTGATATGTGTGTATCAAGATATCCAATTCTTTCTTTTCCTTGGATATCATTATACTTGGAACTTATTAGGAGATCCTCATCAGCATCCCAATAAGAGGACAAGGTATTAGTCAGTGTTAGATAATCAGTATCCATCATCAAAGTTCTATCATACGGAGTTTGGTCCCAAACACTAAATCTATTACCATTTGTAAATGTTGCTGGGGTTCTATTATTTCCATCAAAGTAATTTTTTACATTGTTACTGTCTTCTGGTCTTTGGGTAATAATTATTTTGTCAAACGTATCAGCGGCTATTTTGTCAATGCCTGATTCTTTCATCCAATCCATAGTGGAAGGATCGGTAACTAGCGATACAGGAACTTGTAAATTTTTTATTGCTAGTTTTGCCGCAAGTATGCTCATTCGAGCATAGTCAATTTGCCGATTGTTATGAGCAAATAATATTACACCCTTGCTCATACTAAACTTCCAACAATGTTTCTACTGATCTTGCTTTTTTAATTTTTTGATATTCTTCCAAATATTCAAATGTTGCAGTAAAATATCTATCGAATATTTCATCTCTAAATGATTCTAATTTTTCAATTGCTATTGGATTATCGTTAATGTCCAATAATACAACATTTTCAATTCTGCCTCTGTTGATTAACATTTCAACAAAATTAAGCAAACTACGATCAATCTTGAATATGCCTCCACTAAACCCGTAGGTTAATTTGGCATCAATTTTTTCCTTTAGGGTCTTTCTCTTGATTGCAAATGACTGCCTGTAATTGGCGAATTCAAGAGCCTTGTCTAATTGTTCCTGCATAATACCTCCTATTATTATAGTAGCATATTATTTATCGTGTGTCTAGTGGGGGAGAAAAATTATTAGTTAGTAATCGTGCCAACTGTTACAGTTGGTGTGGTAACTTCAAAGTTACCCGAGCCCGTTGGTTCCAAAACGCCCGAAGCCTTGACTGTTTGCACAGTTAGGGACATAACACCGTCCACTGTGTCTGGGCCAAAACCTAAACTACCTTGAATTGGTGTTCCTTCCGCTGCTGGGCCGCCTAATGGAAAGTGGTTATCATTCCACGTAACAAAGAATATTAATTTTCTGGAAGTTCCTGTGCTGTTACTGGTTACTGCTGGTGAATCATTGGTTTGAACTGTTATGTTCCATTCATTAAGTGCATAAGGACTGGATGCAGTAACCGAGCTCCAAGTTTGGCCCACGTTGCTTGTTCTATACCAGTTTGATCCATCTGCTGGAGTAACTCCCGTTCCTGGAGTTGTGCCGCTGAAAATTCTTGTGCCTGCTGAACTTAGTAGATTGGTCCATGATGTATTCTGTGCATTTGTTGAGCCGCCGGTCCTTGAACTGGTAAACTGAAGTGATCCGCCTGCGTTAAAAAAATGTCTTGCTTGTTCACTGGTTGCCCATTCTACGGTTACTTGGGATGTTAATTGTGGAGTTCCGCTAGACCCCCATGCACTGGTAAAAGTTTGTGTGCCGTGATTGATTGACACACGCTGGCCGGCAACTGCAAGTGTCTGCTTAACAGCATCGATCGAATTAGCGACTGAAATCCAATAGTTTACGGGTGCAGCATTTGGGGGTGATGCATCGTATCTTACCTTACCGCCAATTGTTTGTGCATCGACGTCTGCGGGTAACGAGTTAAAAATGTGCTTGTATGCATTTATAATATCATAACGCAATGCAGCATACTCATTCACTGTTACTGCATCTGATTCTGTAACTGGAGAACTAAGGACTGTTTGGCCATAGCCGGATATTCCTGAACCCGTGCCCAAGACTCGTTCTACAACTTCCTGTATACTGTTGTAGTCCGCTTTATTAATTATTTGGTTAATACCTGCCATATTTTACCTCACACGTATTTATCGGTGTAGAATTAAGTGAGACTAATTGCTGACATTGAATAACTATTTGGTCCATTTACTGTGAAAGGATCACCCGTTGGTTGTAGGGTTCCTGTTGCTTTTAGTTCTTCTGCCGTAATTGTAAGGGTTCCGTCAACCAAATCGCCTGGTGCCGGTGCGCCCAAATCAACATAACTATCGCTTAATTCTATCTTGATATCAACTTGAACTGCCGTTCCTGCACTGTTGTCGGCAACATCACACTTTGCTTTTAATTGATAAAGATTGGCACTGTATGGTGTGCTGGCTGCTCTTGAAAAATATGTTTGATATGAATCGGTTAGTGTATAGTAACCATTAGCAGCAACTAAATCTCCAGTGAAGTCCTGTTCACCGACTGCATTTAGTAGGTTGGTCCAAGCATTTGCTTGTGAACTAGTTCCTCCAAGCAGCGTGGATGAAATTCTGATTGCTCCACCACTATTAAAAAAGTATCTTCCTTCGTCTGCACTTGCAAAAGTTAGTGTAATAACCGATTCAGCATTGGTGTTCCAAGTTGAACTGGTAGTTTTTGAATCTATTGCACTGATTCCAAATTGTCCAGTTGCTACATCAAATCTATTGTTTCTAAGTAGATCACCAAAATAATCATAGTTTTGATATGCTCCACTTGCATCATCATCAACTGTGTCAGTAGTGCTTACAATAATTGCACTTGGAATGTTTCCTGTTTGATGAATGTATGAATTTACAATGTCGTATCTAACTGCATCCCATTGCGATTTTTGTATAATTGTTCCTGAAGTAATAGCAGAACTATAAACTGTTTGTCCGTATCCAAATGAAGTTGACCCGGGGCCTAGAACATCTGTTACTTTCTGCCTGATTGTGTTAATATCACTAGCAAGTATGTTTGCCATTATAGAACCACCGCTTCAATCTTTTTGCTGCCCTCTACCGTGCTACTTTCTAATGCAATACCAAATACGTCAGCGGAGCTCTCTGATTTTCTAGCACAACCATTGTCAGTTGCTACCAATCTATCGCCTTTGCTTATGGCACCGACCACATTCACTTGCAGTCTACCTTTTAGTGCAACAAACTGTCCACCCGCTAGGTGTGCATTCATCATGTATGCCGGACTTTGTGATATAACTCCAATTGCTTTATCACCTTCCTTGCTGGCTGTCACTTCTTGCACGCCGCCAACACTTACTACAGTGCCTGGCTCGTAATTGTTGTCTGTTAAATATTTTTCTGCTAGGTCAGCATATCTTGCAGAAGTTGCAGTTCCTTCAAACAATACTGCTTCAAGGTTACCTGAACTGTCTCTTGCTGCTACTGTGTTTGCAACAGGGTCAGTATCCGCTACTCTGTATGTTCCGTCAACATCTAGTTTATCTGCCTTGTCTGCGATTCCTATAAATTGATTTGCTGTTATGTCACCGCTTGAATCTCTAATTGGTATGCTTGTCGATAATGGACTTGGAACAGCAATTGATGGTGCAATATTATTTAAATTGTTTGCATTAGATGCAGTTCCTGTTACGTTACCACTTACGTTTCCTACAAGTGTTCCTTGCAGAGATGCACCCGCATAACCAATTTGTTTGGTTGTTGCATTTACCATTATCTGTGTATCAGTTGCTAAAACATTACCCGTAACTGCACCTGTTACATTGCCTGTTACATTGCCTGTAAGATTAGCATTTACTGTTTGTGCATACACATTCCGCCATTTGAAACTGGTTTCTCCTAAATCAAATGTTCCATCAGTTCCTGGTCTTAAAGAACTTAGTGTTACCTGTGCAGTTTTATAATCAATGCCGCCATCAGTAATTACTAGATCCAATGGATTACCTAACAAACTATTAATTCTTGGCTCATCAGCACTGTTAATAAAAATGTGTAAATCTCTCTGATCACCTATTTTCAATCCTGGGTCATCATAGAAAACTGTGCTTGAAAATTCAACTGTTCCTTTTGTAATATAATCACTGGCTACTAATCCTCCAAGTCTTAAAGAATTGGATGATGTTCCCCAATAAACATAATCATCTGCGCTAATACCATTTGCATCAGTGTTAGCAAGAGTCATACCTTTTTTGATTAATGTAAAGTCATCAATTGGATTTACCGAACTGTTAAGTGTGAATGCTGTTTGAGAAGCAATTGCAACCGTCTTTCCGCCTGCTAATACTTTTAATATAGAATGGTTAGCATTTCCAGAATCCTTAACTACCTGTGCTACCACACCACTTGTTCCTAGATCCGGACTTGCTTCAGGTCCTATAAGAACAAACGCTGCGCCATCGTAGGCATACATTTGTTTTGCTGATGTATCCCACCAAAAATCACCTATACCCAATCCACCCGGTGCTGTTGCACTAGTTTCTGAACCTGATGCAGATTTAAATTTTGCGCCATCGTAAAATTTTAATTTTTTATTACCACTGTCATACCACACTTGACCTTCGATTGCTTTCGGGGGTGCAGTGGTGTTGGCAAAGTTTTCAAGTATATGCAAGAAATTTTCGTTTTGAACTTCACCATATCCAGCGTAGTTTTTACCAACGAATCTCAAGTCCGTGGTTGTGTCAATAGTGCCATCCTCTACAGATGTTAAAAAAGTTCCATTAAATTTATCTACTTGATATGCCATGTATTTTTCCTAATTTATAACTGTATTTATTCTAAATATCAACAATTCGTTGTGCTGCTGCTTCTCTATCTGTTTCCAGTTGTGTGTATTCAGCATCGGTTAAAGACGTAGCAATACCGAGGTGTTGTTGCCTAATATGGCGCAATACCTTCCAATCCGTTGTATTAAGATATTCTCTTTCTGTGCCGTTTGCTGTTTCGGTGTTTTCCTGTGAAACTGCATCCGCAGATTTTGCCACAACACTGCTTGACGATACGTTAAAAATGTGTGTGCCTGCATTTAAGTTATCTGCTTCTGAATCGGTTATAGTAACCACAGTAACGGTATCAGGAACACTGGGTTGATAATCCATTACTGATATTACTTCGCCACTTTCTATACAAACATACTTCATATTATCTCCATACTCCTAAATAATTTGCTGCTGGTGTTGAACGTTGTTCAGTGCCTTGAACATATACTCTGATTCTATTACTCAAATAACTGTATGTGCATCGTATGCTGTCATTTCCATCAACACCACCTGCATAATGTATTACCTTTATTGAAGGAATAAATGCAATCAGATCACTCATAGTTTTTCCTGCAGGCGGAAATACATCAAAGTAGTTAGAGTTATTATTAAAACTACCTACTTGGTTAGTGTAACCCACTGCTGATGAAGATCCTGAAATAATTGTATATCCAGAACTAGCATCAACATACTGTTTTGTAGCAGCATGCATTGAGCTTGTAGGATCTGCTGAAAGCGTTAACCTACCTGTCATTGTTCCGCCGGCTTTTGGCACAGCATTTGGATCTGTCGCTGTTACTGTAATGTTGCCGCTGTTATCAAACACAATACCGTTTATGGTTCTACTACCACTTAATAAATTTGCAGTAGTTGCTGTGGTTGCATTTCCTGAAAGTGCTGCTGTAATAGTTCCTGCTGCAAAATTTCCACTTGCATCTCTTGCCACAACCTTGCTGGCCGTGTTTGCCGTATCTGCATCAACCGCCCATGTTTCCGAACTTAATCCGTCATAGTTGTTACCCGTGATATAATTTCCAGGTATAATTTCTGCTAGACTAGGTGGACCCCATTGGACTGTTCCACCACTAACTTTTAAAACTTGATTTGCTGCTCCTAAAGGAAGCAACGAAGTTGCTCCAGACGCAGTCTGGTAAGCGATAGAGCCTGCGGCTCCGCCCGCGATATTTGTAGCGGTTGTTGCTGAAGTGGCTGTATCTGCATTCCCTACCAGCGCACCATTAAATGTGTTTGCATGAACATTATCAAATTTTCTTGCACTCTTACCAAGATCAACATCCTGATCGATATTTGGTATAATTGCACCCTTAGTTCCATACCCTGCCGCTACTGATACATCAGGAGAAATTAGATCAACGACTGAAAAAGTTACTCCGTCATCCGCTCTCATTCTTAGTATTCTGGTTGCGTTTAGATTACTTGAGGATCCTGAAGAGTTTATAGTCATGTTGCTGCTAACAACAATATTACCGTTAACTGCTAAACTTGTTAAAGTTCCAACACTTTCTAATTGAGAACTAACAACATTCGCTGCTAGAGCAGTGTCTGTCAGTGTTCTTGCACTTGCTGTAACTGTAATATCTGATTGTCCATCAAACGGAACTCCGTTAATGTCTCTCGAGGTTCTTAATTTTGTTGCACTAAATGCATTACCCGTTAGTGTTGCACCCACAAATCTATTTGCTTCCACAACATCAAATCTAGATGTTCCAGAGGCTGCTGTAACATTTCCTGTTACATCACCCGATAAATTAGCAGTAATTAATCCTGCACTGAATCCACCGCTGGCATTCCTTGCTACAATTTTACCTATGGTGTTTGCACTAGTAGCATCGACATCCCAAACTGTTGTTGCACTACCATTAAAATCATTTCCAGAAATATAAGTTCCTGCTTGTAAATTATTCGATGTATCTGCTGTTATGGTAATATTTCTAGTTCCGTCAAATCCAACACCGTTAATTAATCTTATATTATCTAGTGCTGTAGCAGTATCTGCATTTCCTCGTAGATTACCGTTCACAAATAGTGTTGAGCTTAGATTTATACCTGCAATTAATGTGGTAAATCCTGTAATAGTGTTACTGTCATTAATTGTAAAAGGACTTGCTGATACAATACCTATCACAATATCAGCAACAGTGATCAGTATTACAGGATATTCCGTTCCGGTATCTGCAAATAGTGTTGTGCTTCTTGCTCTAGTTACTCCAAACCCTTCGGCCGTTTCTGGTCCCACAAAAACCCAAGAAGTTCCGTTCCATGTATAGAGTGTGTCTGCACCACTCTTAAACCAAAACGCTCCTAATGGTGGATCTTGAGGTGCTGTAGCACTAACGATCGACGAACCAACTTCAAACCATGCAGTCCCGTCATATACCTTTAGGACACTATTTGTGGTGTCAAACCAAAGTTGTCCACTGAGTGGTTTTGCCGGTGCTGATACATTTGCAAAATTTTCTAATAAGAATAGGAAGTTTTCATTTTGTATTTCACCATATCCTACATAGTTTCTACCAACAAGTGTTAAACTAGAAGTAGTATCAATGGTGGAATCCTGTAGCGTTGTAAACGCTGTTCCATCACTCTTATTAATTACATATGCCATATTTCGCTCCTAATTCCTATGGTAGTGACACTTCTGAAACAAATGACCATGCACCTGCTACCAACTGGAAAGTTTTAATCACTCTCACCGTTGTGATAGTAGGAGCAGATATTGATGCTGTGCTAAATGCAAGATCCGTTAATCCAAATGCTGATCCGCCTGCTGTGGCATTAAATTCTACTGTGGTTGTGCTTCTTAGTGGGTTAATTTCTAAACTCGTTGTTGAGTTACTTAATGTTGTGCATAATATTCTAGCCAATGTTCCGTTTCTATACTCTGCTACAGGAGCAAGAGATGCTAGTATCGTTCCTGAAATATAACTGTTTGGTTTACCATCAGTCAAATCCATGGAGAATGCTAAACTTCTAGTCTCTGTTTTATTATCAACATATTCCTTTGAAGCAGCATCCTGTGCATCCGTAGGATCTAACAGTCCTGTAATTCTCGGACTGCCTATTAATGCAACATTTCCGGTTCCATCTGGTGCTATTTCAAAGTCACTATCAGAAAGTAGTGTGGTAATTCTAGGGTTGCCACTGACACCGTCTACCTCAAATTTGGCATCTGATGTGGGAGGAGTTGCGCCAATGTTAATAACATTCTGTGTTCCAAAAGAAGTAACACCTGGAATGCTAGTAATACCCGTTCCAAGACTGGTTCCGTCTATTACTGTTACTCCAGCAATTTTAAATGCCTTGCCCGTTGCAAGATTTATGTGTTCTGAACTTGTCCAAGCCTGTGCAGCAAGTTGTGGCGTTTTCGATGTTGCTGCAATTCCTAGGTTGGACCATAGTAATACGTGATCAATATTTCCTGCTGGACCTTTAAGAACAATTCCGCCGCCGTCTGCAACTGTGTCTGAGTTAGTTGCGGCGTCGCCAGTCTGTGCTAGTTCTATCTGTTTATTTTCTACTACCAAGTTTTGTGCATTCAATGAAAGAATGTCTCCATCCTCAATTGTTAACTGTCCTCTAATTGTAGTATTACCTTTAATCTCAACGCTGCCGCCAAATACTGCTTCGCTATCTGTAAAGGTGTCGTAGAAACTTAATTTTCTCGATGACGAATCAATCTTAACCGCATCTTCTTGAACAATACCCTTTCTTGCACTTATTGTTATTGCCTTATCAGAAGCAGTGTTTGAGAAAAATACATTACCATTAGTATCCACAGTTATGTTACCTTGGTCACCTGCTCCAAAAACAATACCCAAGTCACTGTTAATTCTAATCTGTCCTGCAAACTGATTGGAAGTATCTCGTCTTGCATAAGTTGTAGCATCTACTGCACCAAGTTTCTCTGAATTAGTAGCAGTAACATTAAATTTCATTCCTGATAATGTTCCTTGATTGAACCCAGGTTCAATACTTCCAGTAAACCCTTCTATTGCGTTCTTGGGTGTAAACGAATCCTTTGAAAATATTCCTAACAGTATTCCGTTATTGTATAAACTTGTGATTACTCGAGTTTGGTTTAGGGAGTCAAGTATGCTGTTTACTCTTATACCGCTCAATCCCTGTAGTTCTGAATAGTCCGGACCTAATAATATTGTGTTGGCACCGTCAAAGAAATATAACTGTTTATCAGTATCATTAAACCATAAATCACCAACACCCAGTGTTGCAGGTTGTGTGTTTGAAATTGTTGCAGAACTAACAGGAACAAATGCTGTTCCACTGTAAACTTTTAGTTTATTTTCCGTTCCATCAAACCAAACTTGCCCCTTAATTGGGTTGGTCGGTTGCGTGGTGCTCGAAAAATTTTCTAGTAATTTAATAAAGTTTTCGTTTAATGCTTCACCGAACCCGCTATAGTTCTTACCTATCAATGTAAGATCAGTTGAAAGGGTATCAATTTGGCCGTCGGCAACTGTTGCTACAATCGTTCCGTCTGTTTTGTTAACTTGATATGCCATTTGCTATTCCTATGTCGTTGTAAATGCAGGCGGACCTGATCTTATAATATAATTTAATGTCAAGTAAGGATTCATAATACCAACTGGTGAACTTAATGATGTCCCTATCGGAACTTTGACGCCGCCGGTATCCGGAAGATACTGTGCTTCACCTGGGTTATTAGGTCCTCTGCCTGAAACAGAACTAACTGTTGGAGCAGTGTCTACCCTTACACCGTAAAACTGTTCGCCATCTGCTGTTAATGCATGTGAGTGTTCCGGAAGATTTGATAAGCCAAGCGTTACACTGCTTGATCCACTGGATGCTGCAAGCGTTTCTGGTTCAGTTCCTGAAATACGTGCTGGAACAGGTGAACCACCTCCGTTATCAACAAACCCACCGACATCATTAGGAACTGTAATATTGTTATCCATGTTGTGTTTCCCTAGAGCAAATCTACCTCTTAGGTCTGGAACTCTAAATGTCTTACCAACTGCACCATTAAGAGCAGCAGTTCCGTTGTATGTCGTTCCTATAACGTCATATAATTGTCTAAATTTTGTAATTTCAGCCTCGCCGCCATCACATAACAAAAATCCATAGGGTGCATTTGGTCCTGCATATGGTAATATAGTGCCTATTGGAATTCCTAGGTCTCCAACAAACGTATCTCTTGATTGTTTTAATAATCCTGTTGATGTGCTACCGGTTAATGGATTAGCTCGATATACTAGTATTTCGTCATTCTGACCTGATCTGTTAGGTAATGGAGTATCCTTACCTAAAATAATGTTGGCAGTTAACTGGGTGTTAAAAGTCTTAGCATCGCCAATACCATCAAATGTAAACCCACTGGAAACAACGTCTCCGGCCATTGAAAAGTTTGTAACGTTTTTAAGGTTAGTTGCAGTATTTGCATTTCCGGTGATATTACCGCTAATGGTTCCTGCAATTTCGTCTGCTATAATTTTTTTGGCTTTAACTTCATTCCATCTTAGTGATGTTGTTCCTAGATTGTAAGTTTCATTTGATTCAGGAACAATGTTAGAAGTTGTTGTAGTGCCGGTTACGTATAATCCTTGTCCGACTCGCAATGATTTTTTAATTGAAACACCGCCATCAGTTCTGATACTACCTGTTGAAAGGTTAATTGCATCATTAGTATCCGAAACTAGTATGGATCCTGTTAGGCCAATGTCGCCACCTACGTCAAGAGCATTGTCAGGGGCGGCAATATTAATGCCAACCTTGTCATCAATTATTCTTAATATAGTATCAGGAATACCATTTCTGTTAACTTGTAGATCCAATGAACTTCCTGCTGCACTGTTATAAAGTTTTGCTGCTGTTGCTGATGTTGTTAACTGAAAGTTTCCGTCCAGTCCAATTGTAATACCAGTATTGCTTCTTACATTGAATCCTTGTTCTGTAGTATTTGTAGTATCACTTCTTAAAAACTTACCTGCTGCAACTTCTACACCGCCAACATTTAGTGCATCGGCATTTTTTGCAGTTCCGATAAGTTTAGGTAGTTCGCCTCCTAAAAATATACTTGCAAATTCTGTTTCTTCTGCTGCGTTTGCCGGAGTTGAAATATTAAGTCCTGCTTTTACTTGGTCAAATCCTTTAATTTCAATCTTGGGTGTAAATGAATCTCTTGATAATATAACTACCGGAGTATCTGCAATGTAGAAAGTTAAAACGTTTCTGTCAAAGTTATCCTGATCAACAATTTTTTCTACTGCTGGGCCGTATCTCTTACCGTCAATGGAACTTTCGCTAGGACCAACCAGTAACCATCTCGAACCTGTGTAAATTCTCAACTGCTGATTTGTCGTGTCTACCCATAATTCGCCAACTTTTGAATTTTGCACGGAAGGTTCCGTAGGACCTTTTTGAATATTTGATGCTGCTTTCCAACTGGTGTTATCATATAATTGTAATACACCGTTAGTTGTGTCATACCATAACTGTCCTTCTACAGGATTTACCGGTTGGCTAGCACTGGAAAAGTTTTCTAAAAGATTTAAAAAGTTTTCTGCAATGATTTGCCCGTATCCAGTTACGTTACGTCCTGGAAAAGTTAAACTAGTGTCATTGCTTGATGTATTATCAAAAACAGTAATCGGGGATTTGTTATCTTTGTCTGTAAAATTTACAATATATGGCATCTATTATCCCTCGTTAAACCCTGTTAAACTTTGTATTCTAATCGTATAATCAATCTGTAGCAATCTGTTCAGTGATTTCTGCACAGGATGGAAAATTACGTGTGTTAATAACTTGCCAGTGCCGTTTGGATTATATGATTTTAATCCCAATTCATCAAAAACAAAATTACCATCAAGATTAACACTGTTATCAAACGCCTCTTGGTCGTCTGGTTCGCCATAATCTAATAAGCATGATATAATAATGTCACTATATGTTGCTCCACTGATGTGTCTTACTTCCATTTTATTACGTGTAGGGTCAACATTTGCGATAGAATTTTGATCCACAACTTTTGTGTATGTTTGGTTGTATAAACTTGAATTAATTCCCACTGTATTTGGAGTAAGATACGTAATTAACCCTGTAGGATCAACTGATGTTCCTCCTGAACCAAAAGACATTTCGTATACTGTGCCCAATCCTTGGTTTGATAATGACTGGACCATTGCAACACTCATGTTTTCGTAATGAATTGCGTTTCTCTTATCCTGAAAAACTTCACCCGATTGTGGGTCAAAAATCTTAATATGCCCTTCAAAGTGAAACCCTCCAGTCTCATTTACGGTAGGTTTTTTATCTTGTTGTATTTCTTTTTGGTTATCTGGCATATTGTTCTCTTCTGGTTTCATAGTGTATTTATTCAGGTAAACTGGTAGTTCTCGCAGCAATGAACTTACTAATTGAAGTATTGTTTTCCAACAGTGTTACTCCACTAGTAGCAGTCGTTGTGCCCTTATCATACCAGGTATTTCCCGTCCTTTTAATTACAGTTATACGTGTTCCTGCTGAAGGTGCTTCGGTTAATCTAATATATGGATTAGCACCGTCCACAGCAAATTCTGCTTCTATTTCTTTATCAGCGCCTGGGCTAACAGGACCCAAAGATTCGTCATACACAGTAAGAGGTGTTTTTCTCAGTCTTTTACCGCCGACAAATACTTCAACAATATCACATCTACCATAATCGCTTGGTATAGAAGTTGCTGACCATGCACCAACAGTTGATTTTGCAGGAGTATACTCCAATGGTCCTATAAGGACTGAACTTCCATCACTAACAAAATCTGTTCTTTCCTGTGCATCTGTATATGGTAGTATTTCACTTGGTCCGATATCAGACACTGACGAGTTAACTGCGTGTGTTTCTTTAATTGCAGTTCCGTTAACACCACGTCTTAGTTGGCTCAATACCCCAGGTTGTAATATCTTAAGATATTCTATTCTCTCACCGTTAATTTCAATAACGCCTGGGATATTTCTATTTCTGTCTGGGCTGAATAGTCCGCTTGAATCACTTACTGTTATAGTTTCATCATAATATTCAAGTGCTTTAGAAAGATATACCGAACTTGACGTTGAATACCTATTGTATCTGTAAACATTTAACATGTCCTTGCTAATTTCGTATGAACTAGGTAATCTATAGATATTAGTTCCATATGCCGTAATGGTTATTACATCAGCGTCAGTTGTATCTCTATCTAGATAGATAACTCCTCTTGGCAATGAAATACTGTAATCGTCATCCTGTGTTAGTCTAACACCATTCTTGTATACCCAAACATACGAAACTCCTAGCGGTGCGTATGGTAATTCGTAATTAACCTTGCCGCCTGTTGTTCTATCGTTATATATTTCCATGCTAGGATATTCTGCAAACCAAGTAATAGTTAGTATATCGCCTGGAGAATATGATACCGAATCTGCAATTACTAGTCTGTTGTTTGAGATAGAATATTCAGAACGCAAGTCGTTCTCAATTTTGATTACATCACCTATTGCTAACGATGTAGTTTCAATGGTTAGTAATTTTGAAGTTCCGTCGTAAATATAATCTTGGATGAATGTTTGCAGTTCACCATTAATGAATACTTTAATATTACGTGATAAGATTGCACCTGATGCTTCTAGAGGATCTTGTCCTAGTGTAAATGAATTTTTTACTCCGTCATAAACAGAATAGACTGTGTCAACTCCATTTAGTTTTACATCATTTATTTCAACTACCATGGATGCTATCGAACTTTCTCTAGTAAGTTCCACAAAATTATCCAGTTCAACAATTCTTTCAGCAGTAAGTGTGGTCTGTTGTCTGTTAATTCTTACCAGTCCAAGTTGACCCGAATCAACTGTATCACTTGCTTGGAATACAACTATCTTAATTATGCTGCCTTCTACAGGAATATTACCAAATTCTACAAGACTTCTGCCAACGGTATCGACTGTGTCTGTGCTATCGCTGAATACTGCATCCGTTTCAACACCGTCTATACTTGCAAATACTGATGACGTTAACGAATAAGGAGCATTAGTTAGGAATAATCCTGTTTCGCCGTCTGCTGTAAATTCTTGATAGTCTAACAATCCAACTCCGCCAACACCAATTGATATAATTTCGATCTTTTTGTCAGCATCGGGTGTTGATAAAAACTCTATAGTAGTATCACCAACTGTATAATCTGTATTCAGTGTTTGCTTAATTCCATCAACATATATTAATACCGAATTGTCTTCTACAATCCTCTGTCCAATATTATAAACTGAGGTTGATCCATCGCTGGTAATAACATTTGATTCTAGTGGTGCCGCGCCGCCTGTAGTAGTTTGGAATACCTTAATACTTAAATTATCCAATACTTGTCCTGGAATATTTTCTTCCGGTGATGGAACTTGTTCAGGTCCTATAAATCTGCCGCCTGTAACTTTAATTTCATCAACTGTTAATCCAGTTGCGGTTGAATATGCACTATCTATTGCAGACAGTGTTCCGCCAGTCATGTTTGTATCAACAATATTAGGATCCGTAATTGTTACTGCTCCGTCACTGTCTATAGGACGGAATATTAATATGTCTCCGTCATTAGTTGTAACATATCTTCCTATTTCAATAACACTTGTAGAACCGTCTCCTACAAATGTTGGCATTACAGCATTTTTATTCGTAACTAATGAAGAATCATTATCTCCTCCAAAATATGGATCATCTATTCTTATCACAGCCGGATTTGCTATACTTTCACTATACTGTAAATCATCGATACTAGGTAAAACTGCCTCGCCGGCACGTTTTAGATAGATATTCAATTCTACCCCATCAGCCGGAACATAAGGTAAAGTTACTTCATTGGTGCTACCGTCAGCAACTACATAGTAGTCTGAGCTAGTTTCAACACTGTCCCAACTGTCAGTAAACCACGGAAGTGCGTCCCAACCACCTGTAACATCGAATGTGGTTCCTTGTATCTGAACGCCACCATAATCTATACCAGTCATTAACTGATCCAGCTCATTGCCTTTCATGCCTTCGGTTGGACTGTAATATTTGTTAATTCTGTTTACG